GGTTTTTGTTTTTGTCGATCATGGTGATGACGTACTTGATGTCGTTGTATTCGATGATGTTGTTGACGGCGATAGGCACCGAGGCTCGAAGCTCGAAGCGGATGTTGGGGTTGTAGACCACACGCTCCACGTCACTCTCGCTCCTGTCGAGGTTGGCGTGGATGACACGGCACCAGCAGCTACCAATTGGCTCCAATTCGGAAACCACAGCACCGTGGTTGTCAAAGTAGGTGTGTTGTTCATACACCACAATCCGCTCATTGAGCAATCCGCTCCTCATGGCGCCACCTCCCCGTCTTCATCGGTCGAAAGACCGGCGTCATACTTCTTGTAGGGCTGCAACAGGTAGGTGAGGGTGCGTGGCACCTCGCTGGGTGTGGCGAATGCCACGCTCTCCCTGTTGTTGTAAAGGTCGCCGCATTGGATCATAATGGCTTGCAACAACGGCTTGGGAAGCGTGTCGCCGTCCTGGTAGTATTCCAGTGGTTTGCCAAGCTCGTTGGCGATGGCAGTCTCAGCAACGTCGATGAGATTCTGAAGATAGTTGTCATCTTCAGAGACCTCCACGCGCAGGTGGTGCTTCAGTTCTTGCAGTTGTACGTAAGCCATGGCTGATGGGTTTAGGCGGCGGTGATCTTGTTCACGGCGTAGGCGGTGCCGTTGGCGGTATCCCAAGCCCAGTCGCAGTAGTAGTTGAGCACCAACTTGATTTCGCCTTCGTCTGCCAGGGTGACATTATCAACGGTGATGTCGAGCAGGTCTCCCCAGGTGCCCACATGCAGGCGGCTGAAGTCGGCGCAAGCGATGGCGCCCTTCACGCCACTGGCAGCGGCCACGAGGCTGTTGGTGATGAAGGTTGGCTCGTCGTCCACACGACCATCGGACATGACGGCGAAGTGGCCGTAAGGCAGGCGGGCCTTTTGCTTCAGGACGCGGGCAGCGCCGGGGTTGACGACGAAGGTCGGGCGCATGTTGCCGGTGTAGACGGCTTCGGCAAGGCCCAACACGGTGTCGTAGGTCAGGCTGGCCTCGGCGACGCCGGTGGCACCGTTCATGATGCCGTTGTGAGGCGTGGTGCCATAGCCGAGGACGGCCATCTCGAAGGCTTGGGCGATGGCGCGGCTGATGTTGAGGCGCAGACGACGCTCCAGGTCTTCACTGGTCTGGTTGAGGAGCTGCTTCGAGATGATGACCTTGCCGGTGAGGCGTTGAGGAGTCAAGGAAGCCTTGCCCATGGTAGGCGTCACATTGTCGGCGGCGGCGTTCTCGGCCTTGAAGCCGAAGTTGATGCGGCTCATGGTCGGGATCTTGGCGTTGCCGATGAGGCCGTTGTAGAAGTTGGCACCAGCTCTCTCCAACACGGTGAAGTTGTAGAGGGCTTCGATGATGGGCAGCACGTCTTCACGCACCATCTCAAGACCACCATTGTGGCTGTTGGAGGTGAAGTTGTTGCCGGCTGTCAAGACGCCATCGAGGGCGCGCTGGGCGGGAGAATTGGCTTTCATTTGGATTTGGCCGCCAAAACCAAGGCCGCTTGCGGCGGCCATTGCACGCACTTCGTCGGCATATTCGCCTTCAAAGCGACCACCGTCGACGACGCTGCGGATTGCCTGAATCAGGCTGAAGTGTTTCTTTTCTTCTTTTTCCATTGGTTTGAAATGTTTAGAGTTGATGTCATTGAGTTGATTGGTCAGGTCGCTTCTTTCAGCGATGAGGTTGTCCTTTTCGCGGGTCTCTTCCTCGGTCAGCTCACGCTGTTCGCGCTCGCAGATCGTGGGAAACTCGTTCAAGCGGTTGTCGATTTCACGGAGTCGACTCTCGATGTCTGATTTCTTCATTGATTTGTGATTTCGTTGATTTCTTGCTTCAAATCTGCGATATACTTGCCGATCTTGACCCGCTTCTGTTCAGCAATCTGCCTCTCTTCAGCGGCACGCTCTTCGGCTTTCAGGGTTTCCAGCCCGCGAAGGTCGCAGGTGGTCTGACTGTACGCGGGGCTGTACACCGGCGACACGTCGTAGAGTTCGTCAATCTTGGTGATTGTGCGTTGGTATTCATCGCCCACGCGCTCCCACTGGTCCTCCAGCACGGTGAAGGCGAACGAGGAGCCGTCAATCTCGCCGCGCTCAAGGCACGACAGCAGCTCGTTGCCCAAGGCGGTGTCGGGTGCCTCAAACTCATAGTCGAGGCCTTCATCCGTCACGTTGAGGCGGAGGCTCACCTGGTCGCCACGCTTCGAGCGGCCCAGGATGCCACGGTCGCGGCGATGGTCGAGCAAGGCGAAGATGTCCGAACGCTCAATCACGCCATCCAGGGCACCGGGGGCGATCTTCTCACGGAAGCCGCCAAGGTCTTCGCTCCATGCGTTGAAGACCACGGCGCGCCCCTTGACGGTGCGGCTGTCGCCCTCGGCACGGGTCACGATGCCGGATGGATTGTTTCGTACTTCAATTTTCTTCTCCATTGTTGATATTGTTTTGCACGCCTGTCAGCGTGGTCATGTTCAGTTGGATGTAGTGCTCCTCGCCACCTTCCACAGGCTCGAAGTCGAGCTTGCGGCGCACTTCGTTCACGCTCATCACGCCGTTGTTGATCATGTCGCGGTAGTAGCCCGCCATTTCGGTCTTCGTGCAGCGCAGCAGGTCTTCGGTTTCGAAGGCAAAGTGCATACCTTGCACCTGCTTCTCGCGGCGGCTCAACAGCTTCACGTTCAGCTCTTGCTCGATGTTGGTCAAGCGCGGCTGGAGGCTGTTGGTCAAAAAGTCGAGGCTGGTGGCCTCGAAGGTGGCATAGCTCGATTTGGTGAGGTCGCCCAGCAGCGTGGGGGAGATTCCGTAAAATCGCGCAATCTCCTCCACGTTGAAGTGGCGGGTTTCGAGCAGCTGTGCATCCGATGCCGACAGCGTGATAGGTGTGAAGGTCATGTCGGCACCCAGAATGGCGATGCCTCCGTCTTCGCTGGCCATCACTTCCTTCCACTGTGTCCGGATTTCCTCTTTTTGCTTGTTGTTAAGCATGGCCTTCGAGGCCAGCACACCCGTCACCGCTCCGCCTTTCTCGAAGTAGTTCTCGGCGGTCTGCTCGCTTGCCCATGAGATGCCCAACGAGCGGCGCGCCTTGCTCAGCACCGAGATGCCCACCACGCCGTCGGTGGTGTAGTTCATGAAGTGGATGACGTCCTCGGCATCCAGCTCCTGGTCGGTGTGCTTGATGACAAAACGCTTGCGGTTGGTCTCCTCGTTGTAGAGGATTTTCACCTCTTCGGGCTTCAGGTATCGCAGCTCCTCGATGGCACCCGTGGCGCGTCCGCGGCGAATCCACAGGAAGGCGTTGCCGCGTTGCAGGATGTCGATGGTCAAGGTCTTGAAGAGCTGAAAGTGTGTGCTGATGAAGTTCGGCTCGTGGTTGATGAGGTAGCTGAGGTCGTTGTCCACGCGGCGTCCATTGGCGAAGAGCGTGATGGGAAGCATGGCCACGGCGTTGCTGATGAGGTCGACGGCACGATACACCGCCGACAGCATCATGGCCTTCTCATCGCTCACATGGGTGTGGCGGCTCTGATACAATAAGGCATTGCCCGACACGCCATCGGTGACGGTGGGCTCAGGCAGGCCACGCTTCGAGGCCCGACGGGGAAAAATGCCAAGTATGCGGTTTTCAGCCATTTCTCTATTGCTTACACTTATATAGAGAAAAAGCCGTTACAATGCTGATTGATAGGGTGTTATCTATATCAATAAAAAGTGACAAAGTTAAACTCGGCGCCGAGTTGCCGCCGAGTTGCCGCCGAGTGCCGAGTTAAATCCCCGAGAACTCCGGCATGGCATTGGTCAGATAGCCGCCCAGGGCCATCATCATCGAGACGGCGGGGTCTATCTTGCTCATCGCCGTTGCCTTGATGATCTGCTGGTTCTCGTGGGCGTCGGTCTTGATGAGCACATTGCGGAACGCCCAGCGGACGCACTCGTTCCTGTCCATCACCACCGTGCCTTGCAGCATCGCCCGCTCAAACTCCTTGGTGGGGCGGTTGAACGACGACAGGCTCTGCGAGAACGGCGCACAGTTGAAGCCATGGTTGGTGGCATTGATGATCATCTGCGTGCTGTTCCATTGGTCATAGGAGATGAGCATCACCGGGCACACCTCCGCCACCGCCTTGATGTCGTCGAGGATGCGGTCGTAGTCGGTCACATTCGAGTCGGGGAAGATGGTCAGCTCGCCCCGCATGTTAAATTCGCGGTAGCGCACGCTGTTTTCCTTCGTGGCCAGGGCGTCGCTGGGCAGGTAGTTGACGACTTTGAAGTAGTATTTCCCGTCGATGGGCCAAAGGTAGGCCACCGAGGTGATGTCGCTCACGGCGGCAAGGTCGAGGCCAATGTAGCACGGCAGGTCGCGGAAACGCTCCCAGTCCATCGGCTCCATGGCGGCAACGATGCGGTCGTCACTAATCCAGATGGTCTTACTCTCCACCCATTGGTTCATCAGCTTCGTGCGGTAGTTGATTTCGTCGGTGGTCGATGCCTCAGCCTTGGCCAGCTCACCGGCGATGTATTGCGTCGACACGGTGATGCCGAGGTTGGGGTTGGCCTTCGCCCAGGTGGCGGGGTCGCGCCAGTCGTCG